TATATACTGATGCCATTATGTTCTATTGCCTCTTGTAAACCTTTCATTTGCTATTTCTAGTGCTAATTGTCTTATACTTTTTGTTATTAAAGGTTTAGGATTATAACTTGTTTTCCATTTTTTAGGGCCTGTATTCTCAAAAGTCTCATAAGGAGATAGCATGTAACTATATTCTCCTGATATTCCTGCAGCTGTTCTTCTTAGCTGTTTTAAATGTACACTATTTGAAAATCTACTTGTTCTATTAGTTAAAGCAGGTGGCCCCATATTTTCTCTAACTCTTGCAGGTAATCTTGCTTGTATTTTTGTTCTTAATTCTGATAGTGCTCTAAAGTCTGATGAATTACCTGATTCTTTTTTATCACTTCTTCTTTGTATAGCTGCTACTGCTAATGCTCTTCTTGCATAGTCAGCTCCTGCTTTTGCTCTTTGTGCTGATATTGCCACTTTGTTTTTTCTTGTTCTTTTAGCTAAAGTTACTTTTTTAGGTTTTGTTTTAGATTTAGTTTTACTTTTTTTCGGGGTTTTTCCAACAAGCATTTCACTTAAATCTTTTGTTATTTTATTATTTAAAGTTTCAGGACCGCCTCTTATATCTCCTATATCTACCTTGTTTAAAAAATAATCTCTCATGTTTTTTTCAGTACCAACAGTAAATTCTTTTGATAAGTTTCTACCGAAAGCTGCTTCAAAAATTGCATCAAATCTATTTTTCTTCTTTTCTACAACTGTAATTCCTAAATCTGCTTTTCCTTCTTTAATGTTAAACATTTTTTGTTTTTCTGTTGTAAGTTCTAGTTGAAAATCTTCAATAGTATTTAAGTCATTAGCTAATGCTGTATATTTACTTTGTATATTTCCTTTAAAAGGGCTTATATTCTGAAGTCTTCTAGCTCCTAAAAACATTGTTTGAACTCTTTTCTTTACAGCTCTAAGTGTTTTTAAAGTAGCTTTTTCATCTCTTGGTGTTTCACCTTTTCGTGCTTTATCATAAGTAAATAAATCGCCTAAGCCTTCTTGCTGTGTTATATCGCTAGGGACTGATACATTTCCTGGTGCTTGTCTTCTTGCATCACTTGGATCGTATCCTTTAGCTCTTGCTATATTATCTTCTAAATCTTGTAATACTTGTGCTAGTGTTCCTAATCTTATTGCTACTATACTAAAATCATGTCCAAATTCTTTTCCTGTAAAAATGTTAGAATTAAATAATTTTTTTGCTACTTGTTTTACTCTATTGAAACTTCCTAATATAACTAAGTCTCCACTATAAGTAGGGTCTCCTAAAGTTTGTTGAAGCTTTAATAACATTTCCCCAAAATCTAAACCTAAAGCACTTCCTTGGTCTATTAAATCCTCGACTTGAACAACATGTCTAAACAATTTATTTGCTTGTGGTCTTATTCTTCCTGCAGATTGTTTATAGTTTTCAGCAAATACAGCATTTACTTGATCTACATCTGTAGCTGTACTTGGTTGAAACGAGAAAGTTTTTTGTCTTTGTCTAGACATTAGCTGTATATTTTATACATATCAAGTACACGTTTGATATGGTCTGGAAAACCTATGTTATTCCTCAAACTAGTTGAAATTTGGTTCTCTATTGTTGCTCCTGCTATTGTTTGTCTTTCTTTTCTTTCATCTTTCATGTAGTACTTAATTAAATCAAATACTGCAAGTTTTAAATCTTCAGGAGTACTGCTATATCCTGCTCTATATACAACCTTTACAGCTTTCATTCCTCTAGGAAATGATTTTGTTCCTGTAGCTGTTGTTCGTACAATACTATCAGAATCCATGTCTATGATGTATTCATATTTACCACTACTGTCAGAGTTTTCTGTGATTAGTGTAACATATGCACCTGCTTGGTCTTGTCTTTCTTGTACTTGTGATACTGATATAAGTGGTGATTCTGCTAATATTATTCTATCAACATGGTTATCACTTATATTAAAGTATTCTGTTTTATCAGTTGACGCGTAATCTATTATAGTAGTACCACAATATGTTTTTACGAGTTGGCTAACATTATCAATAACTGTATTAAGACGGGCGTCATTTTGAACGCCTTGCAATCCTGCGAAGTCTTTGAACTGTTGTAATGTAACTAAATCTGCCATAATATTATAAAAAAGTCTTGTGGGAGACTAGCTCCCACAAGATAAGTAAGCTATTAACTAGCTTTGTATTGTAAAGCGTGAACTGAAGTCGCGTTTGCAATCATATCGGTAAACCCGAGTCTTTGCGATGCAACTAGAACTCTTCTTTGGTTTGCTACTTCGTAGTCAGACTCAATAGTAACGCCTCTTAATCTTGGCATTACATAGTTCTTAGCGTACACTGCACAGCCATAGAACTTAGAGACCGCTGGTGTAGCGAACTCGTCACAAACGATTACTTTAGAACCGAAGACTTCACCAATTTCACCGTTAAGCTTAGTTGCCATGTTGCCAACTAGGTTGACATCTTGGAATTCAGCATCGGATAGCAAGTTGAAGTACTCTGTTGAGTTAACAATGTAAATCACGTCTGATGGGTTAATACCATATTTACCCATTTTCTTTCTAGCATTTAACAATGTAGCTGCTGTTAAAGATTCAGATGCGAATGCAGTTGCTGATTGAGTTAAATGCGAACCAGATGAGTCAGCTGCTGCAGCGATAGCGATTAAGCCGTCAAAAGCTGCTTGTGATGTACCATATACACCATCAGCATGGTCACCTACTAAGATAGCATTCTCAATACCTCTTGCGTGTGATCTAACGATAGACTCTCTAATTAAAGGAAGTATCGGTAGAATTGCGTCTTCTTCAGTTTCATTACCTAAGTAAGATTGTGAAATAAGTTTTTTCGTTGAAAGAGTTCTTTCTGTTAAATCAACACCAGCATATGGAGAACCATATGTGTCGCCTCTTTCCTCTAAGTTACCATGTGGTGAAGATCCAGTAGCTACTTGGTTAGTAGTAAATTCTGCATATCCAGCATCTGGTAAGATAGGAATGATTTGAGTTGCTGATTGCATTGGGATTTCTCTAAATAGAGGAGCCAATACTAATTCTAGTTGAATATCTCTTTCGATATTTGTTGATACTGTTTGTTCAAAATCAGCTGATGAAACGCCAACACCTGAATGGGCATTAACTTTTTCCATAGTCTCTTGACCAAGTTTAGTATTCCAGCCTTTACCAGTAGCAAGACCCATAACCCAAGCGTCATCAATGTCGCTTTGGAAGGCTTTCTGCCAGTCGCTGTTTTGTCTATCGCCAAAATGTCTTTTAGACTCACGCATAGCGTTAATCTCATCTTTCTTGTCGGATAGTTCAGTTTTAAGTTCATTAACAACAGACTCTAAATCTCCTTGTCTTTCAGAAACGCGTTTTTCAACGTCATTTACGAGCTGTTCAGCTCCTGATAGACCAGCAGTCACTATTGTTTTAACTTTTTCTTGCTCAGCTTCTTTTTCAGCAACTTCTGCATCTTGTACAGCTTGCTTTTCTTCGGCTTCGCTTAACTCTTTTGCTTTTTGTTCTGCTTGTTGCATTGCGATTTTAGCAGCAGTTGATTTTGCCACCTCTTCCGCGAACGCTTTTAAGTCTAACTCAGCATCTGGAGTAGTTTTTTCTGTAGACATATGTCTCTCCTGTTGAGTGGTTTTACCCACGGCTTGTGGCGCATCAATTTCGTCAGTTTTTACTGCTTCCATCTCATGAGCCTGTTTTACGTCATTAGTAAATTCAGCTTTCCATTCATCGTATTCTGATTGAGAATCGAATGATTTCGCAATCGAAAACATTGCTGTCTGGTTGCAAGGTACACTCACAACAGACACTTCGAATAGCTCAGCATCCTTTATTTGATACCCGTCAGTTTCCTTTAGATAATCTGCGTCCTTGACTCGGAAACCCACGGAAAATGCTCCAAGTACGCCATCTTTTATAAGATCTTTTACTTCACCTGCGGACTTAGAAATTCTAGCTCCAAGTTCGAGGCCTTTGTCGTTTACTTCTAATGAAGTAGCACGACCTATTGGTCTGTTATAGTCATGGTTAAAAAGAATTATTGGATTACCTTTAAAGTTTTCCAATCCACCATTTTTAGTCCATGCGTCATGGTCAATACAATCACCCGCTCTATCTGATGCGTTAGTGCTAGCATATCCTTTGATATTCACACTTCCATCATCATCTTCGCCTAGTGTTTTAAATGTTGATGACCAATGAAAAATTTTATCTGACATAACTACTTACCTTTCTTTACAGCTTTTTTAGGAGCTGGCTTGGCCTTTGGTTTGGGTGCTGGTTTAGGCGCTACTGGGGTATCTTCCCAACCTGCAGTTTTTGCCATTTGTTCCATTCTTGCCCATGAGCCAAAAGCTCTTTTTGCAACCATAAAACGCATTGGAGCGTCATCAGCTGCTTTATACTCATCAATAGAAAGAATTTTTCCTTTCTTATCGAAGTATTCCATTAATACTTTTAGTACTTGTGGTCTATTCATTGTTTTCTTCCTCTGTTTCTTCAGGTGGTCTACCACCTTCCTCTGGGTTAGTTGCGCTACCTGCTATATTTGCTGGTACTCTCAATTCATCATGTCCCTCAATTGGTTCCATGTTCATTGCGTCTCTGACCTCGTTAGGTGTCATAATACCTGTGTTTACTAAAGTAGCATAGTATGCTGCTTGGTCTCTAAGTTCTGGTTGTAGTGCTGGAACTCCATGTACATCTTCAACAAGTTTAAATCCAAAAAACCTTTCACAAGCATAACCAAATTTTCTAACAATAGGTAGTATAGTTTCTAAGTAATACAATCTATGGTTAGGTCTAATATTTGCATTGTTTCCACCGTCTAATAAAATTGGTGGTACACCCATTGCTTCTAAAATTATTTTTTCATTAGCAGCGATTGAAGGTTGAAAGTCTAGTTCTTTAAAGTTTACTTTAGTTAGACTATCTACTTCTAAACCACCATCTAATATAAGAGGTCTTTTTCCTCCGTTTTTAGGATTGTATCTTGTACTCCAAGCCTGTAACATTCTTTCTTTAATTCTGTCAGAAAGAGTATTAGGACTCTTTAGTACTAATCCTGGAACTGCTCCATTTTTGAAGAAGTTATCTTGAAACTTTCTCATACTATCCATTAAATACATAGTTCTGTAAGCTGGTTTCAATCTAGGTACACCCCTGTATATTGATTTGAATGAGTTTTCCTTAATATGTATTATTTCATAAGGGGTGTAGTCTATATGACCATCATATACATACTTGTTAATATAGGTCTTTGTATCAGATTCTATAGTAACGTTATTCGCAGGTAAATGATAGAGATGGGCACCATCATAATATATAAAGATGTTTCCATCAATCAGTAAATCAATAATAAGATTTCTCTTAAAAGTATTGATGTCCTGAAAAGGGTTTGGTTCTTTATTTAGTAATAAATCTACACGACTTCTACGAACATTTTGAACCATAGGCGTTAACCCATTAATTTTTTCTCCAACCTCAAAAGGTATATCAGCACTATCATCAACAATCATGTTGACAGCTCTGTTTACTACTTCTAGTTCTTCGTAAGCTGAGCGATAATTATCTTTCTTCTCACGAGTATCTATTGATAGTCCTTCTTCTAAGCCAATAAAAGATTGAGCAGGATTTAACTTCTCTTCTCTTTCTATACCTAAAAATCTATCATACCATGCCATATTTGTCTCTCTGTATCTTTACCCATCGTTTTTGTTTCATTGCTGATTCTAGTTTTGGTCTTTTTCCATAAATGCTATGCAGTCTTATGTGATGGGTTTTACATAGTGTTGCAGCTTCGTCATAAACTTCGGTGAGGTGTTCCTCAATAAATTGTTCCCGCAGATTCATTATTTCATCGGCTGAGGTAATCGTAATTTTGTTACTCTTCAACCATTTGTGTAATAGCTCAGTCATTCCGAAGAAGTGGTGAAACTCTAAGTTTTCTGTTTCTCCACAAATAAAGCACTGGGTGTCTTTCTTATATCCTGATTTGGCTTTGTCTCTGACGTACTTGACTAAATCTCTTTTTAAATCCATAAATTCCTATTAGTTAAAATTATACCAAAAATTCACCTTCTTGTCAACATTTATTTTTTGGTAGGTCATAGTTAAAAAGTATGTGCTGATGTCTCAAATGTATAAAGTGCATAACGTAAAGCATCTGACATATGAGATGCCATATTGTGTTTAGGTTTTTCTTTGATTAAGTTAGGGTTGGGGTCCCACTGGTATTGGTCAACTGCTGATAATGATTGTTGACATCTTTGGTCTATTATGAGAAGGTCATTGTCGATAATTCCTGCTGCGTGTCCTATTCCATCTAGAACTGATTTTTTCGCATTAATAGTAGATATATCATAATTTTGCGCTAGGTCAAATCTAGTTTGCTGCGCTGCTGAATCAATATAAATCCAGTCAATATTATATTTATCTATCATTCTGCGTATTTCTACTGCGTGCTGTTCAGTAGTTTTTTCGGCGTCCATGTATTCGTCTACTAGATAATATTTTTGTTCGTCCCAATCATATGCTATAACACATAAAGCTGTTGGGTCTTTGTATCCTACGTCTAGCCCCGCAAACACATCCATTTTGCTAGTATCTAACTGACTTAGGTCTGCAACACATTCTTCAAAGTTAAAGTTCCAGACTTGTCCTTCGTATGTGTTAAAGTCAGCAAGATACTCTTGAGCAAACTCTGCTTGAGACATTGCTTTTTTAGCTTCAACTATGTCTTGTTCACTAAACCTTGGGTTTTCGTGATAAGTTGCTTTTATTGATGCCCAGTCCTGAAATTCTTCACTGAATCCTCTATGCCAAAACTCAGCAAACCAATTATTTCTTCCCCTTGGCGTTGAAATAAATACAGCTTTACTGTTTTCTTTATCTAGAGTAGGACGTAGTGCTACATTAAAAGCATCTTTTCCATCTGCTAATGCTGCCTCGTCAAAGATGATTAAATCATAAGACCTACCTACGGCAGAGTCTACTTGATTAACCGAACCCATTCTTATAGTAGAACCATTAGATAGTTCTATAACTTTATCTTTTGCATTATCTCTTACCACCTCCAAATCAAAGTGCTTAATAAGCTGTCTTTGTAAATCAAAAGAGATTTGCGATAAAGAGTAGTTCGGTGACATAATTAATATGTTAGAGCCCGGCACGAGAGACACAAGCTGTCCAATTACATTTGTGATATAAGTTTTGCCCTGTCGCCTAGAAATGGCGGCACACACGAATCTATACTTTGGGTTATTGACTGCGTTTATAAGTGCAGTCTGTGATGAGTTAGGCTCTATGCCTAACAAATTCATATATTCAGATATAGGTAGTTTGATAAATCTGTCTGACGGTGTAAATTCCATTAGTTCAGAACTTATAATATCTGTTCTACTTACGTCTAGCATATTAGTGAATTGTTGTTTTTTGTTTAATAATTTCCGTTAAGCCTAGTATACTATCATCTTCAAATAGTAAGTTTTTATCACATATACTTAATAAGTATAAGTAACCTAGACATAAGTCAGTCATGGTTTGATCTGCGTGCGATAACTTACCTCTTTGTTCTGCTTTCTTTTGCAAAACATTAAGAGTGATTGTGCAAGTTTCTGCCACATCATCTAGCCAGACACTATCTTTCATTATGGCGTTACCACACCTACAGCTAATACTTCGGCATGTGCTGCAAATATTTTTTCTTCTCTCTTTTTACGAACGAATGTTACTTCTCCCGCTATAAGAGTAAAAGTAGCTACTACGTTATTAGATGAATCTGTTACACTAACTAATCTGTTAGTACTTCCAGTATTAACTAATCTCACATCATCGGCTTCACCGAAGTTGCTAGACGCACCTGCGGTTGTACCACATGCGGCTTCTGAACCAAGTAATCTCATTTACTTCTCCTGTTTTTTCTTTGCTTTTCGTTTAGCTTTTAACATTGCGTCATGAATATCAACGTCTCCGTCCATATCTGCATCTTTGCCATTTATTATATTCCAAACTTTTAAAGCTATTTCTTTAATTTTCTTTACCATTTTACCTTGTTTGCCCAGTAAGCGGCTGACATCTTACCTTTTGCTATATTTCTTGCGTGCCTTGCTTTGAAAGACTTACGCTTCATTTTCATTCTACGGGATTCGCCAGCCTTGGGTTTACCCGCCGTTTTGGCTCCTTTTTGTCCAAAACGAATTGTTTTGATTCTACTTCCAACTTTTGCCACAACAATGTGTGACTTAGTTTTGTGTCCAGGCGTACGCTTTGGTTTGTTGAATCCTCGTACGCCTGCTCTTTTTAATCTAGAATCTTTTTTTCTTGTTGTTCTTTTTCTAGCCACGTTTTCTCCCTGTGCGTCTGCGTCTTGCAAAAGTTTTTACATTAGTTGGCTTTCCGCCTACTCCCTGTCTTACTTTTCTTTTTCGTCTTACTGCGGACCTTATTTGAGACTTACTCATTCTTGCT